CTATTGACTGCTGCTAGCTCGATAGTGCCTGCATTGTTTATCGCCAATACTACAATCCGTGATTGTGTTGCGCCCACTGTTCCAAGCGTTGATCCGCTGGATATGACTAAGTTTGCGGGCGTTCCGCTAACCGTTGTAACTGCCCCAGAACTGAGCGTAGTGCCTCTGAAATCTAATGTCAGCGCAGAGGCTGAGATTGTCATCGCATTAGATGCAACACTGGCAGAGATTGGCTGAATCTGGGCCGTGCTAACACTACCCCACGTTGGGGCCCCTGTCCCGCCCGACAACAGCGCCTGACCTACAGTTCCGGCTGCACTGAAATCTGTCACGCCAGCGCCCGATTGGTAGTGCACTGCACCCGCAACACCGCCTGCTACGTTAGTTGCGGTGGTCGCATTGGTCGCATTGGTCGCATTGGTCGCGTTCGTTGCGTTCGTTGCGTTCGTGACTGCGGTAGCCCCTATGGCCGCCACAATCTGGGCTGCAGAGGCGACGCCAATCGCCGCAGTGCCATTACCCACCAGCAGGCCACCTGAAGTGAATGTTGCTGCGCCGGTACCGCCGTACGCTACCGCGATACCACTGATACCGACAAAAAAGTTAGTTCCGTCGGAGTAGACGGGTACCGTCGCTCCTACAGGGATGGCCACAGTAGACCCACCCGTTGCCGTTGTTCCGCCCGCAGTCGTAGCATTGGACACGGTGACGATGCCGTTGGTCGCGTTGTTGATGGTATACGACTTGGACGCTGGGGGTGTATACAACGTGGCTGCGCTTGCGGAACCCGTTAATTTCAGTAGCGCCATGCGGGCCTGATCGGAGGTACCGTTACTAGCTGTCAGTGCCTGCGTCGCCGAAGCGACGGTGACAGATGCGTATCCTGCGATAGCGCCTTCTACGAGCGTCCCGAGGTTCGTATTTGTAGTAGCCCCCCACGTCCCTGACTGATCGCCGTTCGCCATCAGCTCGAAGCGTAGATTCGCTGAGTAGGTGCTTGCCATATTGGTTCCTAGGTTTCGTGGATTATAGGGGCCTATTGCGTGGTTGCCCACCCACCGCCTGTCGTTGGTGCCTGTACTGCCCACCCACTTCCTATCGCGGGTGTATTTGGTGTCCATGCACCGTCCTGCGCTGCCGGTAGTGGGGTCCATCCTGATATGGCGGGGGATGCTACTGCCGCCCACCCGCTACCCACGGGCCCCCCAGACACCCATGTTGGAAGCCTACTTACCGCCGTTGTCGCCGACGCACTATAGAGTACTGCAACTGCGTCATTGGTTACCGAATAGCTTGCAACTAGTACCCCTACGCCCATGTTAGCTACTGCACCACCAAGCAAGAAACTAGCCGTACCCCGTGCAGACAGGCCGCCAATGCCCACGGACGAACTAGCCCCCAGTACTGCCACCGCCGCTGCACCAGCAGCAGTAATAGTACCCGCTACGGTGGCGGCTATCACCCCTCCTACGGCAGTAAGCGCAACCCCTGTCGCAGCAATGCTCCCCGCGGATGAAAAACTACCTACACTGTTGAGCAGCGTGTCCCCTGCGAGCTGTGCGCTGGCAACGATAGTACCCACGACTGATGCTACGCTGCTACCCCGGGCAGATAGCATGCCCGCCGCCGAGGTAGCCCCTACACCCAGTAGTGCTACAACGGCAGTCCCTTTAGCTGCGAGTGTGCCCGCCGAGGATGCTATTGCAGCCCCATCAGGATTAACCGTTGGATTTACCTGATCTCCACCCCAAGCCGCGCGACTGTATGGCCCTGTACCCCAACCGACGTAGGTTACCGTAGATGAAGAGGGCATGGTCTACTACCGGAAAAGCAGTGGCGCCAGCTCGGAGCGGCCTTCGGCTTGGAGGCGGTGTGCCTGTGTGATTCGATCTGCATGCACGGCTTGTGCCAACGCGTCTATGAGCACCGCGTTGATGTGGCGCTTGAACTCATTGGCCTGATCCCGGATGAGGGGGTGGCTCTTGTCCCCCACGTAGATAATTTTGTTGGTCGCTTGTTGGGCGATCTCTTCCGCACTAAAGCTGCGACCTTGTGCCGCCTGCAGAATGATGTCCGCGAGTAGGGTGTTCACTGGCTGCCTCGTGTGCGGTAGCTATCCACAGAAGCGCGATCCTTGGCGAATGTCTTGACTTGGCCCATAGCCTCCGCGTACTTGCCCTCATACATGGCGACAACATCCGGCTCTTCCTTGAGGTAGATGGCTGCGTCTCGCATGGACCCGTAGAGCAGTGCAAACTCGTAGTTTGTCCCCAACCATGAAGTGATCGATGTGACGATACTCGTTGGGTAGCTGGTATAGCGTAGCTCAACCGAGTAAATGGCGTCCGGTGTTGGGGCGACCTTCAGCGTCTGGTGATCGTACACCGTGTACAGCCGTGGTTTTCCTAGTGTGCTTAGATTGGGGAAGGCCGTACGTAGGTACTCCTCCTCCTTGTTGTCTAGGTAGCTATAGGCCCCACTCACCACTACTGCGATGCTATCCACTGCGATATACCCGGTGACAGCGCCAACATTAAGTGTGGCAACCCCGACTACGGTGGACATTGTGGTCGAGCTCTGCTCCAGCGGTAGCTGCGCATCATTGACGATGCGCTTCTCTGTCATCTGAATGAACTGGTCGATGTGCGAGATGAATGATGGCTCGTAGTTGGACGCGTAGTCCTGAATCGCTTGCTTGAGCTCAGTGTAGGTCATGGCGCTATCCTATGATTGGCGGTGAGTACGGAGGTACAGGGTCCTCCACTACATCGGGGCGTGTCACTCGCAGCGCCTGCGGATCGTAGATAGGCCGCTGTCCTTGGAAGTTCTGCGGATGGTCTACATCGAAGCATGCCTCACACACGAGTGTACCCTGCTTGACTCCGCGGATGGTCGGCGCTTTCAGTAGCGACAGGCGAAACCGCATCCCGCACTTGTCACAGATACCGAGCGCGCGGGAGCCACGTGCGAATACTTCGGCCATTTATAGCCGAGCCCGACGAGGGACAAGCCGCACTGAAGACTTCTCCCGATCCTCGTCTGCTGCCCGCTGCCAGTCTTCGTCGTAGACAGCCTTCAGTGTGGGTATCAGCGGGGCCGCACCGGGCACCTTGAATGCGAGGTAGTACGCCAGACCCGAAGCAAAAGCGGGTAGCAGTCGGAAGGGAATATCCCCATTATCTGCCCCGCCCGTGACATCCTGAATACGGCGTAGTCGCCAGTAGACGAGCTTCATATTTGCCGCGTTGGGGACGGGGTACAACGTTACTGTAGGCGTAGCGGTTCCCCGCGCAACTGCGATCTGGTTCGGCGTGCCGGGGGTGAGCTTATTGGTGATGCTGCTATAGACCGAATTGCTAATGCGCACCAGCGGGCGATCATTCTGGGACGTAGCCACGCCATCATTGATGCGCAGTACACAATCCAGCACATCAACAGTATCTGTTGGAAGCGTGTACGACGCGAGCCCTGCAGTGAGTACGATACTGCCTGCATCCATGGTCCACAGGTTGACGCCCCGATTCGCCCAATCTGCAAATAGTAGGTTAATGGAGCGCCGTGCAGTGCGCAGGTCGTACCCGGAACGCGCCTCGGAGCCGCAACGCTCGAACGCCTCTTCAACGATCTCCAGAAGGTCGAGGGTGAATGCTGTTGTGCCCGATGTTGCCATTGACTATCCCAGTTTGTTCCACTTGGCGCGCTGCGTGTGGGGTAGATTGATCGCCGAGGTTGATGTGTGGTGTGTCTTCGCTAGGTTCAGCCCCATCTTGGGGGACAGTGGCTTGGGTGCTACTGTAGGCACGGATACCGTACCCCCTTTGGCAAACTTACGGGCTTGCCCCCATCCACGCGTGGCCATTATGCCCCCCGGGCTTTACCGTAGCCGCGACGTACGAGCCCACCTTGTTTGTACGAACGCTCCGCGTCGTTGATCGTCTTATCACGGCGGTTGGGCATTCGCTGCATTTTTCCGATGGTAGCATCTGCTGCCGCGTTGGCCAGATCAGCCCCGTAGACGCCTTTGTTGGCTGCAATCTGAGTATCTACCTCGTCATCGCCCATGGGGCGTGCGGTGCGCGTGCCCTTGCTGTTGATGGATACGCTATTGCCGCGCTGAAGAACTTGCTTGTCAGCCATGGTAGGCTCCTTGTGAAGAAATGTGCTGCAACTACCCCATAGAACACGCATACCCCTAACCCGCCATTAACCCCGCAGTGGTA